GCGGCAAACGCCTGCGGCGCGGGGCGCGGCTCTGGACCGTGGCGGTGTCGACCTTCAAGGCCGAGACCTACCGCTTCCTGCGGCTGGAGCGACTCACGACCGAGGAACGCGCCGAGGGCGCCGCCTTCCCGCCGGGCACGATCCACCTGCCCACATGGGTGGAAAGCGAATGGCTGAAGCAGTTCGTGGCCGAACAGCTGGTGACGGTCCGCACGAAACGCGGCTTTGCCCGGCTGGAATGGCAGAAGCTGCGCGAGCGCAACGAGGCGCTGGACTGCCGGGTCTATGCCCGCGCCGCTGCCTGGATCGCGGGCGCGGATCGCTGGCCCGACGAGAAATGGCGCGACCTCGAGGATCAGCTCGGGGCAGCCCACACCGACACCGATCCCGCCGGGCAGATCAACCGGCCGGGACAGGCCCCGCAGGGCAAGCGCCGCTCCGACTGGCTCGGACGGCGCGGAGGATGGTTTTGATGACCGACTGGACGGAAACCGAACTTTCGGCGCTGCGCCGGGCCTATGCCAGCGGCACGACCCGGGTCAGCTATGACGGCAAGTCGGTGGATTACGGCTCGGCCGAGGATCTGCTCGCCCGCATCCGGACCATCGAGCGCGACATCGCGGGAACGACACGGCCGTTGCCGGTCGCCGGGCTGGCGGGCTTCTCCCGCGGGGATCGCTGATGCCCGCCAACTGGATGGACCACGCCATCGCCACGGTGTCGCCCCGCATGGCCGCGCGCCGAGTCATGGCGCGTCAGGCCTTCGAGACCCTGACGCGCGGCTATGACGGCGCGTCCAAGGGGCGGCGGACCGAGGGCTGGCGCGCGCCGGGCTCCTCGGCCGACACCGAGATCGGCGTGGCCGGGGCGCTGTTGCGCGACCGGATGCGCGATCTGGTGCGCAACAACCCGCATGCGGCCAAGGCCGTGGCGGTGCTGGTGAACAACATCATCGGCGCCGGCATCATGCCGCGCGCCGCCAGCGGCGACGACACGCTCGACCGCAAGGTCGACGCGCTCTTCGAACGCTGGACGGCGGAGTGCGACGCCGACGGCCAGCTCGACTTCTACGGACTGCAGACGCTGATTTGTCGCGAAATGGTCGAGGCTGGCGAAGTGCTGGTGCGTCGCAGGTTGCGCCGATCGTCGGACGGTTTGCCGGTGCCGCTGCAATTGCAGGTGCTGGAGGCCGACTTCCTCGACGCCACCAAATCCGGCGCCCTCGGCGCAGGCCGCCTTGTGCAGGGGATCGAGTTCGACCCGGTCGGCAAGCGCCGGGCTTACTGGCTCCATGCCGAGCACCCCGGCGATGCCTGGGGCGCGCTGCAGGGCGGGCTCGGATCGCACGCGGTCCCGGCGAGCGAGATCGCCCATGTCTACGAGAAACAGCGCACGCAGGCGCGGGGCGTTCCCTGGGGGGCACCGGTCATCCGGTCATTGCGCGATCTCGACGACTACGAGGTGGCGGAACTCGTCCGCAAGAAGACCGAGGCCTGCGTCACCGCCATCGTCTTCGGCGACGACGAGGCCCAGCAGGGTATCGCGCCCTCCGTGGTCGACGCCGATGGCAACCGGGTCGAGCAGTTCGAGCCGGGGCTGATCGCCTATGCCCGGGGCGGCAAGGACATCCGTTTCAACCAGCCCGCGGCCACCGGCGGATACGGCGAATACAAGCGCGCCAGCCTGCACACGATCTCGGCCGGGTTCCGGGTGCCCTACGAACTGCTGACCGGGGACCTGTCCCAGGTCAACTATTCCTCGATCCGGGCGGGGCTCGTGGAGTTCCGCCGCATGATCGACGCCGTCCAGTGGCAGCTCTTCATCCCGATGCTCTGCGCCCCCGTCTGGCGTTGGTTCACCGAGGCCGCTTGGGCGGCGGGCCAGATCCCGACGCCGGACGTACCGGTGGAATGGTCGCCGCCCAAGTTCGACGCCGTCGATCCCTACAAGGACGCGATGGCCGATCTGCTGGCGATCCGGACCGGCACCATGACGCTGGCGCAAGCTATCGCGCGGCAGGGCCATAACCCTGATGCAGTCCTCGCGGAAATCGCCGCGACCAACGCCAAGCTCGACGGTCTCGGCCTCGTGCTCGACAGCGATCCGCGCCGCGTCACGAAAACCGGCAGCGCGCAGGCGGGCGATCCGGCCAGCGAGGCGGCCGCCCCCGCATCTGAACCAAAGAAGGAATAGGGCCATGCCCGAGACCAACATGTCGGCCCCGGTCGCCCTGCCGATGCAGCTGCGGCGCGCGCCGATCTTGCCCGCGACCGTCAACACCGAGGCGCGCTCGGTCGACGTGGTCTTCACCACCGGCGCGGCCGTTCGGCGGCGGCGCTGGACCGGCTGGGACACCTCCGTGCCCTTCGACGAGATCCTCGAAGTGAGCGAACGGGCGGTGGACCTGACGCGCCTCAATGCCGGGGCTCCGGCGCTCGACAGCCATTCGGTCTGGTCCTCGCATTCGCAAGTGGGCGTCGTCGAACGCGCGTGGATCGAGGGCAAGGAAGGCAAGGCCACCATCCGCTTTCCGCGCGAGGGGCTCGACCAGGCCGCCGACCGCATGTTCGGCCTGATCAGCGACGGCATCATCCGGAACGTCTCGGTCGGCTATTCCATCGAGCGGGTGAAGGTGGTCGAGCCCGCCACGAAAGGCGAGGTCGAGCAGCGCATCGTCGAACGCTGGACCCCGCTCGAGGTCAGCTTCGTGACCGTTCCCGCCGATCCCCGCGCACAGGTCCGCGCCGCAGATCAGGCCAGCTATCCCGTCGAAATCGTCGACACCCGCATGCAGAAGGAGGCATCCATGCCTGAGAGTACGACCACCGTGGCCGGGGATGTCCCCGCCTTGACCGAGACCCGCCAGCAGCCCGTCGCGGCCCCGGCACAAACCGAACCGACCACCGCGCGCACGCCGGAACCGGCTCCTGCGCCCGACGCCGAGGCCATCGCGACCCGTGCCCGTGATGCCGAGCGCGACCGCGTCTCCACCATCTACGATCTGACGGGCCGCCTGAACCTCGAGCGCAGCTTCGCCGAGGACCTGGTCAAGCGCGGCGTCAGCGTGGACGAGTCCCGCCGCCTGATCCTCGACCAGGTCGCCGCGAAGTCTGACGAGACCCGGACCTTCCCCCATGTCTCCGTCCCCCTCGGCGGCCGGGACGAGCGCATCACCCGCCGCGACGCGGTGGCCAATGCGCTCCTGCACCGCTACAGCCCGACGCTGTTTCCGCTGGAGGATGCCGCCCGCCAGTATCGCGGCATGACGCTCTTGGAACTGGCCCGCGAAAGCCTCGGCAATGCCGGGGTCAACACCCGCGGCCTGTCGCGCGACGAGGTGGCGACGCGGGCGCTGCACTCGACCTCGGACTTTCCCGAGATCCTTTCGGCCGTCACCAACAAGACCCTGCGGCAGGCCTATGACGCCTATCCCCGGACCTTCACGCTCTTCTGCCGCCAGGTGCTCGCCACCGACTTCAAGGCCATGCACCGCGTCCAGCTGGGCGAAGCGCCGCAGCTTCTGGAAGTCGGCGAAAGCGGCGAGTTCAAGCGCGGCACGCTCGGCGAGAGCAAGGAGAGCTACAAGGTCAAGACCTATGGCCGGGTCGTCGCCATCACCCGCCAGACGCTGATCAACGACGATCTCGACGCCTTCACCCGGATCCCGGCGATGTACGGCAACTCCATCGCCCAGCTGGAGTCGGACGTCGTCTGGGGCATCATCACTTCAAACCCGGCGATGGCCGACGGCAACGCGCTCTTCCACACCACGCACAAGAACCTCGCCGCAACGGGCGCTGCGCTGGATGTGGCGAGCGTCGGCGCGGCGCGGGCGGCGATGGCGCTGCAGACCGGCCTCGACAAGAAGACGGTGCTGAACATCCGCCCCGCTTTCCTGATCGTGCCTGCGGCCCTCGAACTGAAGGCCGAGCAGCTGGTGGCCCAGAACCTCGTGCCGGCCGACAGCGCCAAGGTGGTGCCGCAGTCGATCCGCACCCTCTCGCCGATCAGCGAGCCGCGCCTCGATGCGGCCAGTGCCACCTCCTGGTATCTGGCGGCCTCGCCCAACCAGATCGACACCATCGAATACGCCTATCTCGAGGGCCAGCAAGGCGCCTACATCGAGACCCGCAACGGCTTCGACGTCGACGGCGTCGAGATCAAGTGCCGCCTCGACTTCGGCGCCAAGGCCATCGACTGGCGCGGCCTCTACAAGAACCCGGGCGCGTAACGTCAGAACAGGCCGTAGAGGTCGCGCCGCCCGTGCACGGCGCGGACGATCTCGATGTCGACGCCGACGATCCGGTAGAGCAGCAGGTAGGACCCGCTCACCAGATAGCGCAGCCCGGGGCGGATATCGTCCCGGGCCGGACCCATCTGCGGATTGTCGGCCAAGTGGCTGGCGACCTCGTCCAGCCTGTCGAGGACGCGGTCGGCTGCGGACGGATCGTCGTCCGCGATGTGCGTCCAGATCTCGATCAGGTCGTCGCGGGCCGCCCGCGTGAAGAGGACCCGCGGCATGCGTGTCAGGACGCGCTTCTGCGGTTCCGCGCCTCGCGCTTGATATCGGCCATGGTCGTGCCGGGCTCGGCGCGGCCGCTGGAAATCCCGGCATCCCAGAGTTCACCCACGACCCGCCGTGCCCGCCACTCCCGCAGGGCCTCGCGGACCACCTCGCTCGACGAGGCATAGGCGCCGCTGCCCACCGCCTCCTGCAGAAGGGCGGCATGCTCGTCGGTGATGGAAATGCTGATCTTTCCGGCCATGTCCGATCCTCCTGCCGCAAAGGTAGGAAAAATTCGCACCACGCGCAACTGTCACCCGAAAGGAAATCCCCATGAAGAACTACGTCCAGCCCGGCAACACCCTCACCCTGACCGCGCCCTATGCCGTCGCCTCGGGCGAGGGCCTGCTCGTCGGCTCCATCTTCGGCGTCGCTTCCGGCACCGCTGCCCTCGGAGAAACCGTCGAGACCGCGCTCACCGGCGTCTACGATCTGAAGAAGGTCGCATCGCAAGCCTGGGCGGCAGGCGACAAGGTCTATTGGGACAACACCGCCAGGGAAGCGACCAAGACCACCACCTCGAACACCCTGATCGGCGTGGCTGTGGTCGCGGTGGCGGGCGGCGCAGGCGACACCATCGGCCGGGTGCGCCTGAACGGGAGCTTCTGATCGGGCCTATATGGCAACGAGATACCGGGCCCGGAGTTCCGCGAGATGTGACGTCAGCCAAGCCGGCCCGGTTTGCGCCCAGGTTTCCCAGAGCTCCGGATAACTCATGGCGACGAAACTCGGACCCGCGCCCGCAACCCGTTCGGCGAAAGCAGCGATTTCGGCGCGATGTGCCGCAAACTCGGGGCAAGCATCGGGGTTCTGCGGCTCCCAGAACAGATAGAGGAGCGTGGTGGAGCGATCCCGGAACGTGCGCGCCATACCGAAGGCATGCTTGATCAGTTGGGCCGCATCCAGCCAGACATAGCTGTCCGGCGCGTCCATAAGCCGGATCATCTCGCGGAAATAGCCATGATCGCGCCTGCCGTCGCGGATTTGCTCGGCATAGGCAGGCGAGAAGGCGGCGCGGTGTCTGACAACATACTCGGTCAGTTTGGACTCGATGCCGACCACGGCGGTCGGGCCTGAAAGCAGAACATCGAGGTTCGGGGATCGTCCGCCCCGCAGGCCAGTCGGGCATTTCCGCTCGAACTGGAGTTGATCGAAGGTCGCGCCGCCTGGCATCGCCAGATCGCCGATGCGACGGCGGAAGGGCGCAAAGCAGTTCACGGCAAGTGCAGACGAGGAATGCGCTGCCCGAAACTTGGTCTGAAGTTCGTTGCCGTCGCCCGCGCTGAGATCGGCCTCGAAGTCCTCGGGCAGGACCATCGGCAGCAGGTTGCCCCTGAAATCTGCGGCATAGCCGTTGTCGTCGATCAACCCGTCAGGACGCTGACGGGCCAGTGCGCTTTTGAGGGCGACAAGCGCTCGGGTGCGAACGGCGCTCTGGGAAATGGAAACAAGTGTCATGGAGGGCAGCATAACCGTGAACGCCTTTGCATCCACTGTCGATTTGCTCTTCGCCGATCCCAACATCAGTCGGGACGCGGTCTACTTCGCCGAGGGCGGCGCGCCCGTCCTGGTGCGCGTCGTTGCCCGGCGTGCCGATGCGGTCACCGACCTCGGCGATGCACGGCTCTGGTCCGAGACCACCCGGATCGACCTGCGCGTGGCCGAGGTGCCAACCCCGCGCCCCGGCGACCGTATCGAGATCGAGGGTGACGCCTTCCTCATCCAGGGCGAGCCCGTCCGCGACCGCG